CTGCTTGCCCCCTCTCGTTAGGGGGTTTTTAGGTTTTCTTGTGCACATGTGTGCATTGCGTTATGCGAATCTCATAACCTGTTGCGCGGATTGTGTTTGAGCTATTTGCTCCTGTTTTATCCTGCGCGCCCGCTCCCTTGCGTAAGTCTTTACCTTCTCTCTGAATACAGCATCTGTCCTATACCTTGATCCGGTACTCGGGCCTTTGAACGGTGTTAGTTTGCGGACCTTCGGTATGGCCTGTGGAGCTCCATCTATCAGTGATGCAATGTAATCCACTAACGCGGCTTCTGGCCTAAACTCCCCCTCCAAAGCCTTCCGCGCGATGTCCTGAGCCGGCGGAAATTTCTTCCTAAACGCAGTTAAGCAGGCGTCAGCCCATTTTTCAGGAGAATCTTTTGAAGTCGTATTCTCGCATTGCGCGACAGTGAGCCACGCGGCGAGCCATACTTCTTTCTCTGCCATCTCGCCGTCTTTGCTCAGGTTAATCATTTCGCCTCCAGTGCTTTGCGCGCGATGTCATATGCCCGAACAAAATCTGCAAGGTTGAACGCACGCATGGTCGCAGAGCGGGTCATCGCATGGACCGTCATCAACACATTTGTATTTCAAGTCGTCGCTCACTTCTTCCACCTCCCAATAACCCGCCGTCCAAAGCCGCTGACGACTTCAATTTTCCCCGCCTCAATGAGCCTGTGCATGGCTTCGGCGTTGGTTGAGATTGCCATACTGTCAAGCAGTTCGTCCTTCTTACCTTGCTCATCGCATCGCGTGCAGTTCTGTGCTACGAAGTCCATGTCGTGCTCAATCTGCTCTGCTCTCAACTCCCCATTCTCTTTCGTCAGCCGCTCGATTTCATCTACTAGCCAGCAGAAGTTCTCAAATGAGATAGTCACTGCTTTCGTTTCAATATTCGTTCTGTCGGCAACGCGCTGGCGCATGTACTTCAACCGTTCCAATTCCGCCTGGGTCATTTGGTGGGCTCCCCCAATTCCTTAACGTGCTGAAGCCTTCTGTAATCAGCCGCTAGTTCGGTAGCCATTTCGATAGCTTCCTTCAACTCGTCTGCTTGGAAGACTCCGTTAACAATGCTGTCCGTCAGCGTGTTTACCATCGTGTTGAATTTCACATCGTGTAGGTATCTGTGCCGTGTGTCTGTTTTCACTTCTCTCCCCCTTCGCCGTCGGAAAAGGCGTAACGCGATGTCAAATAACGCATCAGTCGCACCTTCTCGGCATCGTTCAACGTTTCCAATGCCGTGATAATCTTGCCCAAGACTTGCAACTCTTTCTTGAAAGCGTTGCCCGTCTCGCGCGCCTTATCTGGCTGAATGGCCTTTGTCGTGTTTTCCACTTTCATCCCTTCCCCCTAGCTCCCTTGACGCTGCTCAACCCGGATACAAAACCTTGTCGGGATTCTTTGCCTGATAGTCAACATGGCCTGAATCGGCGCACTTTTCCGAGCACCAGATGCACGGGCCAAAGTGGCTCCAGCCCTCAACCCACTTGTCTTGTTTGCCGCATGTGTGACACGTCCAGATGGTTCCGCTAGGTGGTTTATACTTGCGGCGCTTATCCTTTTTCATCTTTCACCCCTCCCACGGTTCATCGATCCTCAAGATAACTTTGCACATCCGCGCTTACTTTGTCATCGGTTTCCCGCGCTTTGAATGCGCCGTATGAAACCACCTTTGCGCTCACACCCGGCATGCTGCCAGACTCTAAAATATCCTCTGCTATGCGTTTGGCCTCTTGCGCGTTCTCCGCTGGCACATTCACCCATTCCAGCACGACATGCTTCCGCTCTACTCGATACACTTTCACTTGTTGTCCTCCCACGGTTCATTGAGCGACCACTTGCGCCATGCAAGAGCGTTAGCTTCAGCCTCAGCCTTCCACGCGGCAATGTCATCGAAATTCTTGCAGTCGTTAACGGGCGTCGTGGCCCACTTCTCGGCTTCCTTGCGCCATGCGACTTCGGCCACAGCGCCAATGATTGGGCGAAAGTGCCATTGCAGTTCCGCACTGTCTACAAATACCCACTGCGTTTGTGAGTAGATGAAGCACCATTTGTCATGGTCTTTATGTTGAAAAAAGTACATACAATCCTTCGGTAACGGCGGATGGCTTCTCACTCCCTCACCTCCAAAATCAGACGGTTAGTGTCTTGGCGAACGCCTCAACCGTGCGTTTAACCACTTCAGCCTTCGAGCACTGCCATTCCTTCGCCAGCTTGTTCATTTGCTGAATCGTTTCCGGCTTCAGGCGCAGCGACACCATCACTGTGTGCTCTTTTTTGGGGATCTTGGGGCGGCCCATCTTTGCCATTATTCGCACTCCACAACCTGAGCTTTTGAAGCAACGGCTCTATCTGTTACATCACATGGGTGGCCGCGTCTCCAAATCGCGTCCATAGCTTCTCGTGCGGCCCAGCGTGTTTGTGCTACTCCACATATAATCCGACCACTTGCAAGCGTTACAGACCACTCCACTCGCCACGGCTTCTTTCGCTTTGGCTTCATTAGGCTATAACTCCCATCGCACGCGCTGATTGAATATGATACTCTTTGCGCTCTCGCTTAGGCACCACTCGCGGCCAAAGAAAGCCCGCTGCACGTTGCATCTTTTCCATCTGCTTTAGGCTAGGCATCTGTGCGGCTTGTTTTGGTGTCACCTTTCGGCACATATACGCCATCTTCTCACCCCAATCGCAGATAACCGCGCTTAACGTGCAATTCGATAATCTCATCTCGCGTAGCCGCTGCCCCGTTGAAGTTAACCACATCCGTGCAATCCTTGACTTCGTACATTGCTTTTGTCTCCTATGCTTTACATAGGTACAATACCCCACTCCCGACTTATTGTCAATACAAATAGTCATACTAGATACCGATTTATTTTCATTCCCTCACCTCAATCACCAGCGCACCGCGCCCTGTCCGCTTGCTGTCTCTGACACTTGAAGCACATCTCCGCTTTCTGGAGCGTTGGCAGAATCGTCCCGCATTTACATTTGCGCAGCGCCTTAACCTTCCGCGATTCTCTGCGCTGCTGAAAATGGCGTCCGCACAGGCCGTCACCGTAGACGGGCGAGGTGCACTCGAAGACGGAGCAGGTTTGGGAGTCGGCACTCATCAGTCATCTTCTCGCGGGAGCATGCCACATTCTTCAAACTTCAAGTTCTTTCCGTTGAAGTAAAACCCAATGCAGGCATTCGCTGCTTTACCGTTGCGTGTCTTGCGCAGATGAATCTGGCGATTGACAAGGCATTCGTTGCGGCCCATTGAGCCGATGATGTTTACCTTGCGCGTATCAATCGCCTCCATTGCTAAAATGACTTGCGCAAACCTTTGAAACGCCTTTCCACCTGCAAGATTATCAAGTGATGTGTCGCTATTGTTTTTGGGATGCGTTACCATCACAAGGCTACCATCAAGAATATCATCAGCACGACGAACGAAGCGATGGTCGTCAATCCACGGCTTTTCTGATGGGTCACGTGCCGTCACAGGATCAATACAAATAACACGCCGTTTATCTGAAGTCATATCTTTCAACCAGCCCAACGCAGTATCAGTATTAAAATCCTTGCCTTTTTCGGGTACAAAAATACATGCAGACATCTGGTCCATGAAATCCGCATGCTGTTCAGCGTAGTATTCCGCCTTTTCTGGAAACGCCTTAACCCATTCAGGATCCGTGATGCTGGAATCTTCGCACGCCTGAGCCAATACACGACGCAGATGATATGTTCGGTTTTCCTCAAGCTCGAGAATCGCAGGCCGATAACCCTGCTGCATCCAGAACGCCACGGCCTGCAGCATGAAGAACGACTTAGAAACGCCTGGAGGCGCGCATAAAACCGTGACGTTTTGAGGCAATAGCGCCAGCGTAAACCGATGCAGCAAGTCCCACGGCCATAGTGCGGCGAAACGCTTACCGCTGATTTCGTCCGCAAGTTGCTGCTTAACTAAATCGGACGCGCGAAACTTTGGAACTTCCTCGTCCGGCTTCTTCGGTCTGTAGGCCTCGGGATTATCGCGGAGTAAATAGCCGCGTTCGCCTTTCGCCCTACCGTATGCCTCGCTTAACTTATGCTCGCAGTCTTTTTCATTAAACGGCGGTTTATTCCCGGCGTTCCATGTGTAGAACAGTGGACGAGCTTCGTCTATCTCGAGCGCGAATCCGCGAATTAAAGCGCAGGCCGCTTTAAATGCTTGGTTGTGCCCGAAGCTTCCAGATATTGCGGGCTCAACTTTCCGCATGTACGCTTCTGCGCGTTTAATCGTGTTATTTTTTTTGAGCCAAAAGGGCTCCAAAACTGGCGGAATTTGCGGCGCTTTGACTTCCGGGTCTTTAAGCGCCGCCGGCGGAGGCCGCCATTCCCCGCCACAGGCCTCTACAAGCGCGAAAGATTTCTGAACCGTGGTTTTGGACCAAAACCACAGATTTTGCCTTCCTAGCACGGTTCTATCGCATTTAATCTCTAACGTAGCGGCAAGCCACAAGGCAATTCTGCGCGCCATTACGCGGCCATCGGTTTCAACGCCTGTAATTGCAATGCGGACGTGCACACCGTTCCCGCTTTTGCTTAACCTGATTTCCGCTGCACCGTTCACAAACTCGCGGATTTGGTAAGCTGCTTCGATGGCGTCGTCCTGATTGGCGTATTTCTGCTTTTCGTTGCCGTGTCCGACGTCCATGTCAATGCCAACCCAATGCAAAACGCCGTCTTCGTCCCAACCGCCACAGCCTAGTAATTGCGCACCCTGAGGTATTTCAGCGCCGCGCGATAACTCGAAGTCCTTAAACCCTTCCGCAAGCGGCACGCGCACACATAACATCCCGCGCTTAATCCACGGCTCGAGCCAGTCCGAGCGTTTGACAATAGTTTCAAGCAATCCTGCAGGCATAATCATTCGTCCACACTCACGCCGTTTTCGCGCCAGATTTCTTTCAGGGTTTCATGAATTTCCGGGTCTGATGCGTCTTTCTCAATGCGCATTTTCTGCACGCCGCCCTTGCGCACCCAAGTTGCGCGGTCGTCGTCGTACCTGCCTTTCTTGAACCAACGTTCTGGATCCGGCACATACTGCAGAGCATCCGCCGGCCACATTTTGACAGCAGCCGCGTAAGCCTGAGTTGCTTCAAGCAAGGTTTCGTAGGACTTATCGCGTAGGGCATCGCCTATGCGGGCCAGTGCAGCCTGCTTGCCGGTCTTTTTGGGATAGGCCTGATAAATAGCCTCTGCCTGGGCAGCTTTCGTTAAAGCCTTTTCGCCATCATCCGCCGCCTGTTTGTTATGTATGTCTGTACTGTCTGTACTGTGCTCAGAGCATGCTCCGAGCGTGCTCTGAGCGTGCTCTGAGCAACCTTTCACATCGAGCCACTTAATCTCTGGATGCGAAAAGACTTGGAACGCTTTTGCGAATGTTTTTTCGGGTGCGCAGGTTTTGTCAGACAGGTCTTTTGCCGTTAAAGGGCCGTCCTCGTCAGCCAAAACACCCCGAGTTTTGCATTTACTAGCCACCTGAACGATTAATTGCCATGCGCCATACATCTCAACTGCGATTTTCGGGAACAATTTGAAGAGACGTTTGTAAGATTTGCCGTCGTGCTTGTTCGGAACGGCCACCCACTTCAAGTTGCTGTTCTCGCGTCGTGATTGAGCGATTTCGTAGTGGTCGGCCCAATTGCGGATACTATAGAGGGGTCTTTCCATTTAGCGGCTCCCCATCTTATTGCCGCAGGGAATACGCTTTCCCTCAATGCTATTGCTACCGAAAGCCATAGGTGAGCAGGAGCCCGCCCTAAATCGAATCCCGTATTTATTGATGTAGGCCGAACCTATGCGATGATTTGCCATTATAGATTCTAAATCACCGCCATAACTTTGAAGGGGAAAGATGAACGTCCATTCAGGACGAATCCAGTACCCCTCATAGACTTGAAACAGCGATAGTGAGTAATCAATCGCCTGATTAACTACCGGCCCTACTTTCATTCCACTACATTTGATTTCAACAGAGAACGGTCCATGCGGCCAACCGGCCTTAATCAACTCCTTGCCGGGAAAAACGATTCTATCGACTTTGGGATAGACACCAGGAGTAGCGTTTATCGCAAGGACGCCTTCGTATCTTCCCTTCACTTCTCGAAAATACTTATCAACCGCGCCAATGCGCTTGCCCATCTCCATTATTTCATCAAATGCGCTACAGGCTTCGGTTTCGTTTTTGTACTCGCCGCTCGTGCGGATTTCTTTCGGCGTTTCATTTTCTGACTTCGACGATGGCGTTTCCGAGTTGTCGAGCATTGCGCGTCCTCTATGTAATCAGTCCAGAACAATGGAAATAGAAAGTGATTTTCAGAAAGGGATGTTTTCTTCATCGGCTTCTCCACTAGCCGCCCCAACTTCGGCGGGCTGTTGACTTGCCGCAGTTGATTTCGCCGATGACTTGCCGCCGCCCTTACCACCCACAAACTGCACATTCTCTGCAACAACGTTGAGCTTTGAGCGCTTCTGCCCGGTTGTCTTGTCGTCCCAGGTATCGAGTTTCAACCGCCCTTCAATGAAGATTGCAGATCCTTTGGAGAAGTGCGTATTCACAAACTCCGCAGTCTTGCCCCAAATCGTCACATCAACGAAAGTAACTTCTTCTTTCATCTCGTTAGTTTTCTTGTCCTTGTATTTGCGATTTACAGCGACACCGATATTCGCCAGCGCCATTCCTGTCGGCGTGTAGCGCATCTCGCAATCTCGTGTCATGTTTCCGGCAATCATTACTTTGTTCAGGTTCATGTTTTCCTCTCCAATTCATTCAATCGTCCTAACCGCTTTAGCTCAATTAACCATCTTTATCGCCTTGATGAAAATCACACTTATCACACCTTGTAGTTATTAATTCACTACTTCTCCGCCTTAACCAAAACTTCCCGATACGCCCCCTCTTCCGCAACTTCTCTCGAAACTTTCCCCTCAAACTCCCTTATCGCCGCCCGTTCCTCGAACTCGTCGCGGAGGTCACGGTGCCAATAGAGCATCAATCTGTAGAGTTCGTCGCGGGTCATTTCCAAACGCGTCCAAACAACGCTCGCATTAATGTGCGGTAAACGTGATGATTGGGCGAATAGCGTTTGTAAAACAGTTCATCATTACCCGTGACTGTCTTGCTGATGGCAGCGGCAATGGCAGGACTGCGGCATGAACCAGCGTCGCAATTAACCACGATATTCTTGACGCTTTTGTAACGCTCTAGAAAGTCCACAATCTGTTCTGCCTGCTCATCGGTAAATGGAGTCACCTCAACGCCAGTGCCCTTTAATTCATGCGCCAGCCATTCCCTGTCCTTAACGTTCGAAACGTCATGGAAACAAAGCTGGAGCACGGCAAGCCTCTGCGGATTTGCAGGCAATGGAACCTCAACGTCGCCGGGAGTGTAAACGGCAATGTGAATGTGCGGCTCGTTAAGCATGAATGTGCTCGCTTCCCATCGTCCCATTACATGAAATTTCACCCCAACACCTCCCGCAACGTGTTCAAAACTGAAAGGGTCACTTCGGACTAATCTCAATCCGCACGCCGTACTCTTTGCCGATTTCCTGCGCGTAATTCCAGGTGTACAAGTCGCTGCCGTCGTCAACTCCGTAGGCATCGGCGATTCCGTCCCGCACATGCTTGGCGCTGATAGCCAGGTTGTCGCTGTCCAGCTTGCGCTTACCGATGCGCGTAATGGTGATGACGGCAGGCAATGACGGCTTTGCTTGAGTGAACAGTATTCCGTGCAATAGTGCCCGCTGCTGCTTGCTCCGCCTGTGCTTCACGCGCCAGTGCTCGCGCACGTTGGCTAGGCTTGCCAGTTTTAGCGGGAAAGTGAAGGTGACGGTGTTCATCAGAACGGGCCTTTCGTCTTCACCAGCGCCAGATACGAACCCCGTGCCCCTGATTCCTTCTCGCAGAACAAAATGTGCTCGTGAATGTCAATCATGCACTTTTCCTTTGCACGCATTCTCTGCTCGGCTTCGGCCAAATCGCGCTTAGCCTCAAATTCCCGCCGCATCTTTTCCGCCGTGGGAGTGGAGCCAATCGGGACTGTGATAGGCTCTGCTTCTGGCGCGAATTGAATCGTTTCGGGTGTTGGCGTTGAGGGCATGCCAGCGGGGTTGAAGACTGGCGTGTATGCTTCAACCTTTGCTTTGGCTGCAATTTCCTTAATCGCTTCTGCTGGCGACTTGCCCCTTAAATCAAATTCAACCTTCTCCGTCTCGCAATATGGCGCGCGGTTGAGGACGGGAATAGGGCCATCAGGACGGAAGGCATACCAGCACTCCTGCCCTTGTTCGCTCAGCGTATTCCAATCCCCGTGCTGATTCTGTTCCAGCAGCAGAAAATCGCCGGGGTAATCAGAACTAGCGTGGGTTACGTAGTCGCCCGTTTGCGGAACCCACGGGATGAAACGGGTGTCGTAGTGCCAGCCAGTTTCATTCTCTAAAGTCACACCCTCATCATTAAATCGTGATGCCACACGATAGACAGCGCCTTTAAGCAGCACTTGCGTCTCATTGCAATTACACCTTACGAAATCCCCAACCTTGAAATTCATCTATCGCCCTCCCAAATAAGCCAGAAACAGAATTAAATTATGCCGTTAAATTCCGCGCTTAACTCTTCCGCGTGTTGTGCTAGGTATTCTGATGTCCAGTTAAGGCGCTCAAATTTGTTTGTGTGTCCCATGGCATCCCATTCCTTGTCGGCGGCAAGCTTGTATGCTTCGCGCTGACGCTCTAAGAACCTGAGTATTTGCTTCCGCGTTAGTAGCTTTGTGCGCACTAAATGACCCTCCAAATCATCACCATTATCATCATTACCCCCGCCTTTAACGAGCGGTTCCATTCTTTAGCGCCTCCTGATGTGCTTCGCATGTCTTGCAGAACTTGACGCCCATCTCCTGCGGGAAGTTCCATTTCGAGCAAAATCCGCAACGCTTTTGCCGGAGCCCGCCTTTGTGTTGAACCTCTGCCCACTGGTGCCAATCGCAATAGCCTGACGGCGGCATGTCGCCAACTTTGAACGTTCCGCCGATGTCCAGAATTGTGACTGGCAGCTTCTTCTTGCTCACTTTGCTTTCTTCCCTTTCTTCACACGCTTGCGGAGTTCTTTGCGTCCTTCATCAGTAATGCGCGTTGACTTAAATATGCCGCAATCAAATACCTCTACCCATCCATGCCTTAAGCACGTTCCGGCGATACGATTTCCGAATGCGTTAAGCACAGCGCCTTTACCACGCGGAAAAGTTGCCAGATTGTTTAATAATAGAGTCTGCTTTGGGCTCACCTCGCACCATTCCCCTTCTTCACACGCGATTTGCGAGCGAAGGGCGGCAAAAAATCTCAACGGCGTGAAGTGGCACAGACACCCTTTTCGCCAACATTCCCGCGCCAGATGGAATAACCATCTTCCCCGCGATTCCATCCCCTTTGGCACATCGGCAGGCCAGGATTATCAAACGTGCCGTGATATAGATGCGACACGACGTTTCTTTCGGGATTGCGGTCCTGACCAACGATGTACTTCTTCGCCATTGGTTCCTTCCTTTTTGTGAAGCGGGGCTAAAGTTCAACGCCCACGAGTGCCTTTTCAAAAGCTTGCTGCAAACACGGCGAGCGCTGATACATGTCGATAAACTCCACCGCCGCTTTTAAGTTCTCCAGTGTTTTGCACACCGCTATCTGCACACCGTTTCTTGACACTTTGTAACCGTTGGAATCTGCGGTTAATTCGTAGCCACTTTTCTTTAGCCACTTCTTAAACTTCCGAGCAGCATCAAGAGACGGCGCACGGACAATCACGGTTTTATTTGCCGCGTGCTGCCAACTGCTTGATTTCTGTCCTCCGCCGCCATGTCCAACCCGCCCTGATTTGCTCCGTCCAGGGCGCTTAAACCCGCTCGCTCTAGCCTTGCGTCTGTCGCGACGAACTGAACGCTTTCGAGATTTACGCATGGAAACTCCTTAATGAAGCGGGGCAACAAACCTCGAACCCTTCAGTAGTGAGCACAGGTTCATCGCGCTTGCGGCCTTGACTCCAGCAGTGTGCCAAACCGATGCTTGGCCCGAACGCTACTTAAGCGCGCTACATCCTTCCGCCGCACGCGCCTTCACGTCCCGAATCAGCTTGGTAGTAACCCCTGTCGTCCTCACACTTGCGAGTCGCCCCGCTTCACTTCTCCGTTAATGCCGCTTGTGGTTGAAGTCGTTCAAGAGCCTCGTCGAAACGTTCAAGGAAATTCGTCAGCGCCTCGTGAATCTGCGCGTTTACCGCTTCGCTGCGCTTCACTTCACGCACGAACTTTGGAAGCTTTCGATGGTAGGCAACGAACAGCCAGGATTGAAAGCCCGTGATGTAAAGGCCCGTATGTATCTGGATAAGGTATTCCTCGGGCACGGCGTTCGTCATTAAACACTTCACATGGTTCACAGGCTGCATGCACTTGATTTCAAGCCCCATGTTGCCATTGATAATCCCGTCTGGCGAACACGCCGCCCGTCCATCATCGCGCATGCACATTCCAACACGTTCAATGTCGTAGTCGTATTCCAGCGCGAGCCACGGGAGCGCGTAATCTTCTAAAATCTCTCCCTGTTCCATCTCGCCGCTACTAAACGACAGCAGCGGCCCGCCCATCAGTTTCTCGGCAATCTTTTGCGCCAGATACGTAGCCGGCATTTGCCCCTCGCGGATTGCGAACTTCGGCGTTAGCAGATTTCCCATCTCTGAAGCTGTTGGAATGGATGCCCTCGCGGCAAGCCACGCGGCGGAACCCTGAAGTAAGTCGCGGCGGATAATCATGTTGGCACCTTGTCGCTTGCGGCCTTGAGCTTCGCTTCTTTCTTGTCTAGAAGGCGCACGAGTTCATCGTGCATAGATGCAGGAATCATCTCAAAATCGACGGCCTGCGCGTATTTCAGAAAGGTTTCTCTGTCAATCTTGAGGTACTCACAGCGCTCCTCAATCCGCCGCGCCTGTGCTTCCGTGATTGGACCCCCTTCAGCGCGGGCGTCGTCAAAACGTGCGTCGTTGTCAGCGCCAATGACAATGTTTAATGCGTCGCACAGGACGTAACGCTTCGCAAATGTTGAAGCCCCGCCGTCATTCTGTGCGTCGCTGCAATTTTGGATGTTAGGGATTCGTACCGCAAAACTGTTCGTCTGCTTGTGCCCGCCAACGTGTTGCAGTGTGCACGACTTGACCAAGCGGCAAGGTGGACCGACTTGATAATCAGTGCTAAATGTGACAGTAAACCCATGCGCTTTCAGCAGGGGCGATACTTGTCCCATGATGTCCTCGAAGGGCGCGTAGTTGTAGAGCGTCGCGCCCATCTTCGTTTTCACTTCCTTTGCCGCTTTGACTTTGTGTATTTCGGATTGCAGCGCAATGAACGCCTGGGCGAACGCCTTCTCAGCACTCCGTGCTTCCTCGTGCTCTTTGAACTTCATCAACTCGCCGACAACCTGCACCGATTCCAGTGTGATACCCTTATCGATTATCGCCGTGAGCATTGCGCCCACGTTGAGCGGCTCCGCTCGTTCAATCCCCGTCTCTTTCGTCGCCTTCGCCAATTCCGCTTTCATCGTTCCCCCTTTATGTGCTTCCGCGATTGCTTTGGACATTTATTGGGCCTCGATGCGTTTGAAGGTGATGGCCCATACCCAATATTTAGACTGGTCCACATCATCACCGTAAATTTTATGCCAAAGGCCCAGGAAGCTTTCTTTAGCGCTCATGGCCGGAAAACATTCGCAACCATCGGGATAATGATTGCAATACGGAATCCAGCCATCGTCCGGCGTCCATTCGCTCGGCTCATTGTTTAGTTCCACGCCTTCAGCGGACGCGTCAGTCTCGGAAATGTCTTTCAGGCGATGCACTCGAACGTCGGTGATTTCCAGCGTGATGCGTGACGCCCAACGAGGCATGAAAATGGAAGGATACGTTCTTAATAGTCCAGCATCGTGTCTATCATCAATGGATGGTAGCGGCCCATCGGCAAAGTAATGCGGCTGTGTTAGTTGCTGGCTAGGAATACGTGCATGTGTTTCTCGCACCCAAAGCCGCTCGCCAATAGCACCGTAAGGGCAGGACATATGAAAAGAGTGCAGTTTACTTTCGCGACACTGCCAGCAATCGCAGCCGAAATTAAACCAACCTAACGAAGTCTTTGAGACGAACGACGGCGCGCCAACATCGCCATCGGATTCGCGCGGCTTTGTGTGATACCCAAAATTCACAACCCGCCGCGTCTGCGTCTTATCCCCCGACAGAATCGCGCGCACCATCGGCGCAGAGAAAAGAATAGGACGCTCTTTAACCTTCGTTAATGTTTTCATCCACCCCTCGAATCATTCGCAAGCATGGCGGTTAGTTAATGAAACGTAATCTTCTCATTCCGCTTTGCTGCTAACCGACAACCTTTGATAAATCGTCTTGCTACAGCGCCTATTCCACCCGCTGCCGCAATATGCCCTACGTCCTCGCCCATTTCGTCCAAGCGTGGCAGAAGTCTTTCCATTTCTTCTGCTATTAGGCCGCACATCTCAGGCGGAATAATTCCATCGCAGTCTTCGTGCTCAAGAAAGAAGTACATGCCCGGATGCGTTTCACGTGTCACCTCATCGGGCACATACCACCAATCGCGCCTTGGCTCTTCCGTAACACCTATGGCCTTTAAGCGCTCTAGATTGGAATGCGGCGGGAAGCTTCCGCCTAGTGCTTCGCATGCCGCCTGTCGAAAACGGTTAAAGGCCGAATACGCGCCATGAAAAGCATCGTGTGTAGTATCAAGCCCCATCGTTCACTCCTAAATCAATGGCACTAAATCGCCGTCTTCTAACGCCAGTGCAAAATCGTGATATGACCACTCGCTATCCGTCCATCCCCAAATCTCCCCGTCAACCATTTCGGCGTATTGGATTTGCCCTTTAGTCGTGCGGTAAATCATGATGTCTTCGGGATCGAGAATGCACTCGTTGTCGATTAGCAGCAACAGCCGCCCGTCAACCTTGCGCACAATTGCCGCGTCTGTGTCATTTGGTGAAATCGTTATCACGTGATTTCCTCATCGCCTCCCGACACTCGAAACAAATAAGCATTCGATTCCACGGATAAAGCAGCCGCGCACATTCAAAACACCCCTCGCATTTCATTTCCTCGCGGACTGCTGGCGGGAAGACAGGCTCAGGGAATATCTTGTTTAGCGCCCAGTTCAGTTGCGTTGCGTTGGCTTCGTCGGGGGTCATTTGGGCGAAACTCCTTAAACTGCTGCCAGTGCTTTATTAGCGCGAAATTCCGCTTTGCGAGCCTTGGTAAATTCGCGAATGTCATCATGTGTAATTGCATGACGCTTCACCAATTTATGATTCTCTAGTTTGTCGTCCCACTTGTATTCGCAGCAAATAATCCGCTCGGCGTCAATACTTGTGCAATCAACTGTTCGCCCATACCACGACGCTTTTGCGCCAACACACATGCGCTGTCCGCTAATGATGAATGGCTTTCTCTGCTTCCATGCTTCGAAACTTTGCCACGCCGAAGCATGGCCATACTTAATGGCGAGAGAGTAAAAACTTTCGCCACACATGTTGCCGTTATTGCCGCCCCAATAGCCGATGCGGTAGTGCTCAGCAATAAACTTGAAGTCGTCTACGTTGAAGCTGAGTCCGCCAGTAATGGCAAGATTTACAGCTTCGTGCATTGACGCATTTAGCCGCTGCCATGAATGGCCAGTGGCCTCTCTATTGTGCTCCCACACATGACTTATTAAGTGCAGTGCGGGCGATTGCTTCTTTGCCATCTTCCTTCCCCTCTCCTTTCAAACTTCACGAGTTAAACATGGCGAGTCATGGAATCGAACCACAGTCCTCCGCGCCCATATCGAACGTTGCCCTAGGCCGTCGCGATACTTCGTCAGATGTGCTACCACTGCACCAACTCGCCCCATCTCCTTTAATCCCCGTACCGCCCGCAGATTGGTTGTTGCTTGAGTTATGGCACGTGCTTCCATGTGCGCCTCTTTCGCACGTGTTCGACCGTCGTATAGCTGAGGCCGTATTGCTTGCTTATTTCAGGAATAGTGCGAGGAGAGGCGCGGATTTCCCGAACCAACTCTGGTGTTAGTTTCTTCGCATAGCCGCTCTTATCGCCGCGCTCTTGAACATCTCGGACATTGTCTGAGAACGTGCCTGCGTATAAATGATTGGGATTCACGCAATCTTTAACATCGCACTTGTGGCAGATTAGTAGCCCCGCTGGTATGGGACCATTGACAAGCTCATAGGCATAGCGATGCGCCTGTACATAGCGCTTGGGATTAAGGAAAAAGCCATAGCCATTTCCGGCCTTGCGATACTTCCACAGCCAGCACTTATTCGGCGCTTGCACATCAACCTTCGACCAAAACCATTTAACAATATCGAACCCAGGAACGCTCATAGCGCTTATCCGTGTTCTGCGCTTCTTAACTGTCTTAGTCGTGTCGCTCATTGTTGGCATTTCCTTGTCTTAAAACCTTCCCGAACGCGCCAGTGGGAGTACTGCGGGACGCTCTCGCTTTGATTGCGATGAACCATCAACAGGTAGCGCGTTCGGGAAGATGCCCCTCGCTAAATTTCAAAACCTCGCATTCCATTCCGCCTTCTCGTCCTGCGCTTCCCGAATATCCTCGTCACTCACTCGCGAACGAACGTCTACCCATGCATCTGCTTCATCGTCGAACTCTTCTACCGCTAGAATCGTCTCGCCTTGGGACGTGACGCGGCATTTGGTGCGGTCGCTGTCGAACGAGTATTTCCGGCCGGTGAGACGCAGAGGGAGAAATTCTTTGTCCGTTGCGGGAGGACGCCACGGGGTTAGACGGACTTTCTGCCCGTGACGATTGGTTATGGTGCGGGGGAGGTTGGGGGCGTCTTTCATTTGCAGGCCCTCACCAGTCGAACCGTCTTGCCTGTAATCTCACATTTGGTATTGCCGCATTCTTCCACCAACCCGCGCTTGATTAATTCTGTCAGCCGGGGCCGTACACAATTCAAATCGGAGAAGCCCATCGCCTGCGTAATCTGTCTGTCAGTGGCGGCGTTCGGGGCCCATGCCTGCAGCTTCACGAGAATGGATTGAGCGCGCTCGCCTAGGACTTGCTTTTCCTCACAATAGGCGAAGAGGGAGTTTTGGTGCATTACGATGCCCTCCGCTGCTCAATCGCGTACTCAACCGCCGCTTCGTATTCGCCGTACTCAACGCCCAGTGCAGCAGCGATTTTCGTAACCGTTTCCGCTCGCGCGAATTTCCCTCTGCCCTTTTCCACGCTGTAGATTGTGGGAAGCGCCACGCCCGAACGTTCCGCCAGCTCTGCCGCGCTCCAATCTTTCTTGCGCCGAAAGTCCGCCGGCATTGGCCGTCGCTTCAATTCTTCGCGGACTATCTGGCGGATGTGTTCGTCGAGAGTCATGCTGTCACCTTTGGCGTACCGTATGGTTTACCGAGGCGCGCCAGTTCAAAACCCTGCGCCTGCCACTTTGTGTATTGCGCGTTCTCTTTCGTCAGCCGCGCTATCGTCGCCTGCGTTCTTTCCGGTGTCGTGAGGTACGCGCAGAAATCCTCATCCGTCTTCAGCCCGGAAAGTTCTGCAATTGCTTCGTTGTTCCGGTGAACTGCGTCGGCAATTCTGAACGGCGGATAGTACGGAACGTTGCATTGTTGGCGTCTCATGCCTGCCTCCGGTTCATCACGTCTCGCAGTACTCGAAGAACTCGGTCATTTACTCGTGGCGCATGGATTAGTTCTTGCGCCGCGTCCGCAGTACAAAAGAGCGGTTCGGTTTCAGCGATTGGCCGCTGCAAGGCCAGTTCCGCCGGACTCAACTTCCCGTTCCGATGCCGTCGTAAAAATCCTTCTTCACTCGTGAGGCCGTAAATGGCCATGTAGCGCTCGATTTCGAGCGGGTTGAATCGCTTGCCGTTTTCAAGTTTTGAGAGAATGCTTTGTGAGACGCGATGCTTTGCCGCGAGCGGCTTTTGTTCCATCTTCAGCCGATACACTCGAATTTCGCCGAGCGTCAGACAGTCCTTTAGTGGCTTCATCCTTCCCCCCTGAAATCCGCATAGCCAACGCCTTGAGGTCTCCGGCTGGAAACGTGCCCGCGCAAAGAACCAGTGCGTTGTCCAACGAGATGCCCAGCCCATCCGCGATGCGTTGCGCGGTTGAACTGTTGAATGACTTGCCGTCTTCGAGGTTGACAAGGCTTCCGACTGAGAGGCCGACTGCGCGGGAAAGCCGCTCTCTGCTCCATCCAAGAATGTCGCGCAGGTTCTTCAAGTCGCTCATGCAGGTCTCCATCATGTCGTAAGAAATATGATTGATTACTCTCGTAATATATACGACATGTCGTAAACACGCAACATAATACTACAAAATTCTTGCTACCACGCAACTGTATGGCATAAATGAAGTTATGGATTCAGTGGGCGAAAAAGTACGAAATGCCGTAACGGCTGATGAGTTTCATCAGGAATTTATAGAACGCGTGATAGCGAACATGGGGCTAAGCGAGGCGTCGCGGAAATACGGTGTCGGCGTTACAACAATTCAAGGGTGGATGAACGGCAGTTTCCCCAGCGCCTACACCCTTCTAAAGGTAGCGAAGTGGGATCGTCGGGACGCGGCCATGATGGCCTACGGCGCAACGCCTAAAGAGGAGAGGTCGGTGCCTAAGAAAGCTAAGCCTGCTTCCGCTTCTTCCGCTGCGTCTGGTGCGCCGATGACGTTATCTCCCGAGCTACGTCTAACGAAGACAGAGGAGGACGCGCTTCTTCACTGGTTGCTACTACAGGTGCGGACAATGCCGATTGAGCGTCCATTGACCAAAGCTGTCCGGAAGATCGCCATGCAGTTAAGCGGTGATACCGATCTTCTAAAATTTGCTGCAGTTCCGGGTCAAGTCGTTGAAGTCGCTTCGAACTCTTCAACAGACGCTCCCACGCCAGAAACTCCTGCGCCGCGTCGTCAGCCAGTTCCTTCGTCATCAACGGACGCTTCTTCATCTAATACACCCCCAACGCAGAAAGATAAGGTGCGTAAAAAATAGACTCAAGTTCTAGGCAAAGCAAGCCGATAGTGGCGAGCTTTTTATTATGGGACGATAGGAAGAAGACTATGTTTCTCATGTACGTGGACGAAAGCGGAGATACCGGGATGCTTGGATCGCCAACGCGCTACTTCACACTTACTGGCCTTGTCCTTCACGAATTGCGATGGCAGGTATACCTTGACCTGTTAATCAACTTTCGTCAGAGTTTGAAAGCGCGGTTCGGATTGAAGCTGCGTGAGGAAATTCATTCGGCGCACATGATTAATCGTCCAGGCGAATTATCGCGCATTCCACGACATGACAGGCTCACGATTGTGCGTCTCTTCGCCAATTTGCTGGCAACCATGACAGACTTCAACGCCATCAACGTCATTGTCGATAAGTCTACCAAAGGCCCCAAATATAACGTTTTCGAGAATGCATGGACGGCGCTTATACAGCGCTTTGAAAATACACTGTCGCATCACAACTTTCGAGGGCCCACCAATCCAGACGATAGGGGAGTGCTGTTCCCCGACAACACTGACAACAAAAAACTGACGGGCCTACTCCGCCGCATGAGACGCTTCAACCCAGTTCCTAACCAAGTGCAATACGGCGGGGGATACCGAAATATCCTCGTCAGCAACATTGTCGAAGATCCAAACTTCCGCGTGTCCGATCAGTCGTATTTCATTCAAGCCGCAGACCTTATAGCGTTTCTAGTGTACCAGAGCGTTGCGCCAAGCGCATACATGCGCGAAAAGCAGGGTGACAAATACTTAAAGCGACTGGAGCCGATTGTGTGCAAGGTGGCATCGCCACGAGATGCGCTTGGAATCGTGAGGCTGTAAAAAAAGGAACCCCTTGCGGGGTTCCGGGTGAATCCTACTATCCGGACGAGCCGGGATTCAGATTCCATGTGTAAGTATACAATTTGTTTTCGTCCGTTGTAGTGGCTTTCTTAAGGATTTCTTGAGTCCATAAGGCGAGTATGATTCCATTCTTCGTTCAACTCTTGAAGAAGAAAGTCCGCGTCACGCTCTTTCGCGATAAGACGGCGGGGCCGTTCTACGCTCGCTGGTGGTACAAGGGCAAAGCCTACAGCCTGTCCACGGGGCAGCACCAGGAACGGGAAGCACGTACTCGCGCGCGCGAGATGGTAGAGGAAGCCGCACGGGAGAAGTCCAGTGCGCCCGTCCCACTGCCTGAGATGGTTAACCGCTACATTTCCGAACGCTGGCCGGAAGTCGATAAGGAAAGCCAGAAGAGCGAGCACGGGCGGATCTCGCGGATTCTACTCACGAACATGGCTACCGTCAGCGCGCACCTTATCGCTAATCATCTGTCGTATCAGGATGCCATCACCTTTGTGCGGGACCACTTGAAACGGCGTAAGGCTGGCGGACTCAGCAAGCAATCCATCATCAACGAGCAGCGCCACATCTCTCGCTTCTTCTCGTGGCTGATGCAGGAGAACCTAGTTGATTGGCCGGCGAACCCCGCCGCACGTCGGCTGCACGGCAAGATAGTTGAGCGCGTTCACCACACGCCCCGTGCGCCAGTATCGCCCGAGGAGTTGCAGATTGTTCTAGCGGCTGCGAAGAAAACGAACATCTGGCCTGCTGTCATTCTCTGCCTGTCCACGGGCTTGCGCGCAGCAGGATGTTTGCGGCTGAAGTGGAGCGCTGTTGACTTCAACGCCCAAACGCTTGCCGTAGTTGAGAAGGGACGCGCCAGGGTGATACCGTTGAACTCATGGGTTGTTGCGGAATTAAAGGCGTGGCGTGGCAAGGAAAAGGACGATAAACCCATTCTGAACATTGCCGAGCGCATGTTGCACTTTGAGATGCAGCAAATACGGAAGGCGAAGAAGCTGCGTCCTGAAGTCACGTTGCAGGGACTGCGCCGCACGTTCATCAGCATGGCGATGGATAAAGGCGTGTCGGCTGAACTGGTGGCGAGCTTGGCCGGCAACTCAATCGCCGTGATTCAGAAGCACTACAAAGACTTACGGACGATGAACGCAAAGCACGTTGCCGAGATGATGGATTTCGGGAATTTGTTACATGGCCGTAGACTTTCCGTAGGCTCGAAAAAAGGGTGATTCTTGCAAGTCCTTACTGTGTAAGGCCGGAGCGATGGCAGAGTGGTCGATTGCGGTAGTCTTGAAAACGCCTCTCCCACGCTACTCTTTTAACACCGGATAACTCTTTCATAGGTAAATAGGGGTTCCGCGTAACGCGACTTTATGGCATCGGCAAAATAACCGTAGGAAAAACGTAGGCGAAATGGTGCGGGTTTGGGGAGGGGATATGGCATCGCGCGAGACGGCGTTCGGCTATCTTTTTGGTATTACGCTTATCTTCGTCACGATCTGTTCAATGGGCGGGCTTCTGTACTGGGCTATAACCACCAAGGGGCTTGGCGACCGTGGCACCGTGATTGGCTTAATTCTTGGCCTTGGGTTTCTAGCGCTGTTTGTCGGTTGGATGTATGTGCGTAGTTGGAACAAAGATCGTGTCACATCGCGCCCGAAACGCATTCGGCATAAGGCGCGAAGGGTTCTAAAAGGGATAATGCTACTGACGATGGCTACTTTCGGTGCCAATGCTGAAGAGTCTGCCGCCGAATTACAGGCGAAGTTAGAGGCCAATGGCGAACTTAAGCAAGCCGCCATGAGCGTAATCAGCCGCCACGCCAAGTTCATAGAAGCAGCGAAGCCGGGTCGATTGAAAGTCCATCGCGAGCAAATCAACAAATTACTGGACAAGATGGAAGTTGAAGCCAAGAAAAACCAGCAGCCCATTATGATTGAGGGCGAACTGATACCCCTGAAGTCTGAGGTGATAGAAGCAGTTGACGAATACCACAAGGCGTTGATGTATAAGCCGGAGATGTACGAGCACGAAATGAACATGGCTATCAAGTACTACAAGGAAGCAAAGACGGCATTTGGTAAACAGCAAGTGTTAAAGGAGGTCGCATCAACGATTGCCGGTGCTGATAAGATTGCAGCAAATCCCAAGGTTGATGCTGCCGAGGTTAAAAAGATTGTTGATGCTGGAAAGAAGTAGCGTCGCTACCAGTACTCAATCTGCCCAGTCGAATCCGTCTCAGATTCACTCAGCGATGGTGATGCCGAGTAAGTCAGCGTATTCGCGTCTGCAATCGTCAGCGGCCTAAAGAAACTGCTGCCTTCTGGAATCGCGGTATTATACGCCGCCGCGTCATCCCCGTTCACTCCGAGAACTTTAAACGGGAAGCCGCCATAAGCCCCGTCAATCTTCATGTCCGCGTGCAGCCCATGGCCATCGGCGAATATCAGCGTGCGCGTAGTTCCGCTGCTGCTGCGCCGTGTGATTGTTCCCGTGCGCTTTGCTTGCGTCGTAAGTAGTCCAAGTTCGCTCGTGCGCTGGATGTCTTGCGCGTGTGTCGCCAGGGGCGCAGACGTTATCCGGTTGCGCAGACACAATCCGTAAACGAGCCCGACTTCCGTAGCGTCCAAAATGTTAGAGCTGCCATAGCTCAACGTGTCGCTTGGTTCGATGACTTCTATGTCTGTCAGCGTGCGCTTGGCTAGCAGGTTCTCTGCTAACGGCTCCGGCTTGTTGTCCCAGTGCAGTGCCGTGTGGTCCCAGTCTTCAACCATCGCAAAGATTTCAATGGTGCCGGACAATGTGGTAGTGGGGTCGGTGAAATTGGGATTAAGCACCACGTTTTCAACGATGGTTTGCAGCATCCGCGGATTGTTCACGGGAAACGCAAAACGAAAATAGTTGTCTGTCGTCAATCTGGTTCCAAAGTCGTACTGGTCGCGCCAGGACTGGTCTTTGCGAAACAACACGCTTACTGTCGTGGGGGAGCTTCGTTGCACCAAGTTGAGCCAGCCGTGCAGTTCGACATAGCGCGTCGGCAATGCTAGTCCAATCGCCGCCGGCCTTACAAGTAACTGGTTCATGCTAGATAAACCTTCTCAACGTTCAACGCGTCGATGGCCGACAGTCTTCCGAATTGAAATGGCCGCACAACGGCAAGCAGATTTTCGGCAATGCGGATTGAGAATCCGTGTATCAGTGGCCAGATAGTATACGTCTCCAGTTCAAGCACTGGTTCGGGAAATGCGGGCGACACGGTATAGAAGTGAGTTGTTGTATCTACGGCTGCTATCGTCCGGGCGATGCCGTCATTGTCGCCTGATGTCATCTCGATAACGCCGCCGACATATGCCGCTATCGCCGCCGACGATTCAATAATGGTTGTTGATGCCGCAGAACCTGCCGGAACTGAAGACGTGGCACGAAGGCTGCCGATATTCGCCTGCCATTTGTTATAGCCTAGGGTGTCTCCGGCATTCCAGTTTCTGTCTACTGACGTTACTTGCGCGCCGTGGCCGCCGGATACGATCCCTGCTAATGCGCCGGTTTGTAACGGCTTGGTGTTATACGTCACCGCGTCAGCGTCCCACGGTTCAAGACAAATGCCAATCTGCACGGCCACCGCCACCGGCCAAGACAAATCATCGCGTCGCGTGTAAAGTGCAATCGTCGGAATCGAAGCGAAGAGCGAAAACGGGTCATTGTAGGCCGTGAATGGACTGATGCGGCATAGAATTTCGTCGCCGTAGGTTTGCGATGATGCCGTTTCGATTGGCCCTTTGTTGTCTGCGAATACGGTATCTGGCGACGCAAGCTTAACGACGTTGTAGGCAGTGATTGGAACATTGGGGTCGCTGCCTGCGCCTAGAATCACAGGCTTTTGCGTCTGCATCATGCCGAACGGCCCGGACTGCTGCGCATCGAACGCGCGCACACCCGACGAGCGGCGGCGGCGATTGTCCGTCCATCTGGAGTGGTATGGGTAGCGCGACATTAAATCTCCGGCGGTTGGGCTGCTGCCAGTTCCACCGTCATTTCCTGCGAGTTGTGAGCCAGCACCACCCGCTGCACCACGGAGCCAATCTTAAGAACGCGGTCGCCCTTGATGACTTCAGGCAAGCCAACGCCCGGACGCACAGCGGGAATCAGACGCGGGAAGATAATCGAGCCCGCGCTTTCCACTCTGCGCACATCTCGCAAGCGCGCTTTCGCATGTTCCGGCAGGCGTCCGACAGCCGCGCTAACCTTGTCGGTGAATAGTTCGCTGCCCGCCGTCGCTTTATCGGGAAAGTTGCGATACGCCTCGGGGATCTGCTGTCCCACGGGATAACTCTGGTAACGCAGCCATTCCACGTAATCCAGTTCGTCAGCTAGGACGGTGTAAGTGTAAGTGTTCTCACTCCCGTTGAACGCGCCGCCCGCCACGCGCCCCGCCGTCTTATTGGGGTCTGCGTCGTCTTTGCCCTTAGGCGACAAGCCCGACATGCGCCAGTCCAGTTCAATCGCCAGCGTGGCGCGGATGTTGACTGCTTCCAGATATTCGCCTTCGTAGGTTGTGCCGCCGTCCGATTTCCAGGTGATGCCGGATTGCAAGTCGCGCAACGCTGACAAAGTGAAGTAGCTGCCGTCTGCGCTCAACTGCAGGTTGTCGTATTGCGTCGCCACTTCCCATCCGTCATCTGATGCCTGATATTCAATCGTGATGGGGCGGTGCGTAAAGTTGCGCGGGTTGTTGCCCTGCATTGAGTAGCCAGTTATCAACGTGGGGCGAATGCGCGGATGTGCGCGGGCTACTAGCGTATTGGCATGCTTCGTTCCTGCCAGCCGCGCCATGTAAGTTTTCTTTACCCGATAGGCAGCGAACACGAGAGGCCACAGGCTGCAGGCTTCTTTGAATGCTGCTTCTGTGTCACCTTCTGCTGTGACGTAAGCTTTGAACGCAGCCTCGTCATCGGCAGACCACGCCGCCTCAAGGTAGCCGCCGCCGTAATCGTCATCGGCTTTCATGCTGAAGATGGATTCATAAACAGGTGCGTCGCCGACAACGCAGACATTATGGAAAAAGTTTTCGATTGATTCCGTCACGGTGCCACCCACGACGCACGCTTCATTCATCGCGGCGTCTAGCCCGTAGCCATAGAGCTTAGGCACAATGAACCCGTCGCCCTGCACGGGTCCGCTCATGTCCAGAATTTGCAGCGTGCTACCGTCGCCTGCAGGCTTGCCATTGGCGAGTTGTTGCAGTGTCTGCCCGAGGTTTTGAACCATGCCCGGAGCACCGCCGCCGACGCCTACAGCATCACCAGCGCCACCGCCGCCGGCAATCGCACCATTAGCCGTAGTGTAGCGTCCGGGGCTGCCCGTCAACGCCACGCCCATTGCCGAGGCGTACTGCTTGAAATACTCCTCAAACTTTTCGCGCAATTCGGATGCGCTGCCTGCGTCCGTAATCGACAGAAGGGCGAGTTGATTCTTAATGTAGGTGCCCATCTCGTTGACGGCATTCTGCGCAGCGCCGTTGTAGGGTGCGCCGAGTTGCCGAACGTAGTCCGACATGGCCGTATCAAGCGTAGCCGTGGCCGTGTTCAATGCCGTTTCGAACGCCGTAAAGCCGCTTTCAAACTCCGTTGCGAGCGTTGACATCTGCCCATCAAACGCCGTCGCCAGTGTCGCGTAAAGCCCACTAGGATCCGCCGCGAGCAATCCGCCGGCAACGTCGTTTTCGTTATCCCCCGCCTTGCTGCCGCCTGGAGCACAATAGAGTTCATACGGGCCGGCGCGGGAAATGACGCGAGTAAGCGCGGCATCCAAAGACAATCCTTCGCATGAAACGTTATGCAGCGTCCGCGAGCCGCCTTTAGAACCGAGCACCTGTCCAAGTCCTGCAGGCCATGTAAGGCCACGTCCGACAATCTGTGTCCCGTAGTCCGCCGCACTTGCCGGCCTGCCCTTCTTCGCTCCAAGATAGTGCATGTCGCGTAGGTATTCGATGGCGTCGTTTACCCGCCAGCGTCGCGCGCGGGTTGTGGCGTATCCGGGCGAGGGCTCGCCATTGCTTTGCTTTGATTCACTTCCGCCATGCACGCCGCTGGTGCTGCTAACGCGCCAGCCGTAGTTGGGACAAGGGGCGAAGCGTGGTCCGTATGGCGTATCTAAGCAGGTGTTGTAGCCAAACATGTTGAACACAAGGGGCTCGTTGGTCACAAGTCCGTAGCGACTGTGTTCCGGGTCGTACTGTGCCTGCCCAAAGCATGTCACGCGCGACAGCATCCACTTATCACAGTAAATCGTCACCACGATTGCATCGTTCTTGATGTCGTGCGCTACGTTAATGGTAGTGCCATTCAGCAGCGGGACACGCTTGCCAGAGTAGGACAGAAACACGCTACACCGCGTATTCAAAAGTATCTTTGCAGCGGGTCCGTTGGAAATGGCTGCTACTGCAAACGCCGCCTCGTCGTATTTCGTCGGGCCAAAGTTCGCCATTGGGATAGTGATAATGGCATAACTGGGATTCTTGCCCGACTGTAAGACGATGCGCTCCGCAATGCGGATTTCCGTGGCAAACTCTTCGCCGTAGTTGCCGGAGCCGTCGCCAAACTCTGCCGACAGTGGGTTGATATTGCTGGCGTTGCCAAGCGTGAACGACGCAAGCAGCATTTCGACGCTCTTGTCCTTACCGCTTGGGATTGCCACCTGGGCTTTATTTGCCACGTATCACCTTAGCCTTTGGATTAAGCACAGCCCCCGGTGCAGTCCCATCAAGATAGATAATGTATTCGCTGTAGGACTTTGAACGCGCGCCCGCTGCTGTTCGCCCAACGACTGCAAGGCGATACCACCCCGCGCCGCCGGCCGTGGTGGAAACCGTCTTGCGCTGCACGCCTGCTACTGCCGCGTCCAGATTGGCGCTTGCCGTGGGTGATGTCAGGGTGATGGATGACGCCAGCGCCACGAGGTACAGGTCCACAATCGTAGCCGCTGCCGCTTTGTCGTTGTCCAGAATCGCCGCCAATACCGTGACGGTTAAACCGCTCGTGACGGTAATCTCTTCAACACTGGCGCGGTTGGGGCGGGGCGGAACGATTGCGCCCGCTGCGTTCAATTCCACAATAAATTCCGTATCGGTTTGTTCCTGCACTGCCGCCTTAGTCGCCCGCACAATGACGCGTACTTTGCCCGGATAGCCAGTTACTGCGGCAAGGACTTGCGACGTAGCATTGAGCGCCGTGGTAATTGGTGCTGGTGTGGCAAAGTTGCCGAGGTTCACGGGATAATTCACTGGCGACGAATAGACGGTAAACGTGCAGCCCGTTTCGCCTACCGTCCAGTTAACCGTTAGCGCCGTCGCATCGCCCGTAATACTGGTAATCGTCGGGGCTGCTGGCGGGGCTTTGATTGTCTTGGCTACCGTTACTGGCAAGGATGCCGTTTGCACCGTGCCGCCGTCGTCAATCGTCAGCACGTTCCAGTTGTACGCGCCCGCTCCGAGCACAGGAGTTAGCACGGTGAAATCGTCGCTGCCGTTGTCATACGCGGTTAGTTCTGCCGTGCGCGGAAACGATAGCGCCGATGTGGAATAGTGAATCTGATAGGCAGCGGGCCAGCGTAGTTCAATGAATGCCGTACCGGGATTGACTTCGCCCGTGTATGTCAGTGTGCAAGCTACGCTCAATTCCGAGTTGTTGAGTTCCGTGCAGGAAACCGCACCGTCACCCGTGCGCGAGCCTTCCGCCACGAGCGTAGTTCCGCACCACCAGCGCACAATTCTGTCACCACCCACGGCGATAATCTGATAGTGCAGCTTGCCGCGTGTCGGCTTGTTCGTCTTGGCAACGTTGACGCCGCGTTTCGCGCCCGTCACGGTGATACTAGAGATTTGCGAGTCACCACGTACCGATGTCAGCGTGTATGGCGCAGTCCATGTGAACTGCAGCCGCTTGGCCGTGAGCGCATCTTCTTCTTCAGCGTAGGCCGATGGTGTATAGCCTTCTCCGAACGACTCCACAGGAAACGACGCCCATAGTCCGGCGTCCTCAAGAAAGAACGAAGCGTTGCCCGTGGTGCCGGGATTCAAAAGCAGCACTTCGTTGTAGGGTTCAAACGCTTCGAGGTACTTATTGATTCCGGTGTAAACGCCGTTCACGTGGGGCGCGTAGTAGCGTTCGTAATACTGCGGATGTGGAACCGCGCGCGCGCGAATAGACGATGCGCCGACGTAATCCACCTTCGTGCTGAGGATTTGCGCCTCGGTTGGGCCGGGTGCTTGAGTGGTTGGGCCGCCGGGAACCATTTATCTATTTCCACGTGTCTTGAATGGCCTGAATGCCAGCATCAAACACAGTCTTTACATTCGCCGGAACATTGGCGTATCCGAAGCGCGCGACCAGCGCCTGCGCCGCCTGAAACTTCGGCGTCGTTAACACGGAGAGCTTGGCCACCTTCTGATCTTCCGTGTCCGACGGATCATGCGCAGCAACAATTGTTGCGGTCTGCGTTCGCTGCGCAGCCGTGGCTTCATCCTTGAATCTGACTTCGCCATTTGAGTTGCAGCCGATGATCGGAATGCCTGCGGCTACAAGTTCGTCGTGGAGTTTCGTTGCGTTTATCATCCCCAAATTTCCCCTTGAAGTCCTGACAGCACGAGGTCAGCAGTGCCAATATCGCCGTAGAATGTTGCTGTCGCGCCTTGCGGACGTTGCAGCATTTGGAGGTAGTGAAAGCCGATTCCGGGGTATCCTTTATACTGCGCGGATAGCGGCATGATGCGCCCCGTCGCGTCGTGGTTGGCGTAATTTTTGATGCCTGCGCTATTTACAGTAGTCGAATCCAGGCCGATGCCGATGGCTATGCCGGTGGTGCCAGTGCTGTTTAATGCTGATGCCAGAAACAACGCCTCTACTGCTTCATCGCCGATAGGACAGAGAATATTTACGCGGCCTGTGCCCGCCGTTGTGCCGCCATTCCACGGTTCAAATGCTGACGCCATGCTTGTCCAAGAGTCGGTAGTGTCGATTGCACGGAAAGGACGCGGCTGTTTGTTGTAGTAATTAATCAACGTGCGTCGCGCTACGCTGTCGTCTACCGTCGTCGTGGTTTCCGTGCGGAATGTTCCGAGATAGCGCCGAGCAGGTGTCCCGTCCTGCACCAAGACTCCATCCTGAGTAGCAAGTGCTGTGGCTCGCGTGGTGCCTGTAGACCACGCCACAAACACAAGCGTCAGAGTTCCGGCATTGTCGTAAATGAAAACATCATACGGCAAGTCGTCTGACAGAGTGCCCAGTGCAAGTGAAATCTCAGTTAGCGCATAGAGCTTCCAGCGAGTGCCATCATAAAGCGAAATGCGATTGCCTTTGTACGGTGTGAAGTAGATTGTTGTCGCGCCAGTTACATCGGTAGTAGTTACCGGCACCCCTGATGTCAGCGTCAAACGCCCCTGCACAATTCCCTGCAAGCCGTAGCCGAGTAGCCGATTTGCACTGAGTTTCTTGTTCTTGTTTGAATCGCTCGCGTCGGACAGCGGAATTACATCATCCAGTGCCAAGTCGATTTCGGTCAGCGCGGAATGATTGTTGAAGCCCACTGCCGTGCCAATGCGCATCAGCGCTTCGCCGTCGTTGGCGGCGGCAATGTCCGCAGGATTTCCTGTTGAGTTTGCACTACGCCCAATGACTGATAACGCCGCACTTTCACGCAGCATCGCATCACTGATATGGTCGTTTGGGATGGCGTGAACGTGGTCGCGTCGTGCCACGAAATTACTGGTGCCATCTGCGGCAGTGCCGATGTTCGCCGGGTCGCCCTCTGCGTCGTTAAAGAACAAACTGGCGAGATTGGCCCAAAGACCATCGGCTACAAGCAACGCCTCCGTGGTGGAACTGGCGACGCCTACAACTTTAGCAACTGTGCCCGCTGAAGCTGAATAACTGCCCGCATCTGTCAGATAGACGGGGCTGCCAGCGGTTAAGCCCGACAAGCCAGAGACATAGAGATAATGCGAAATATGGCACGTTGTTGTAGTCGGCTTAGAGCGCACAAAACCAACTACCTTGGCATTGGCAGCCGTAGTGGCAAGTGCTTGCGTAACGGTATTGTTTCCGCTGATGCGTACAGGTTCGCCGACTGCATCGCCCGTTCCGCAAGTATAGGTCTGCCGGTAGCCTTTCGATGCGACGGAGCCTTTGATTAACGCAAGGATTTCGTCTTGCACGGGCTTAAAGAAATGCAGCGACGACACAAAACCGGGGCTATGAACAAGCGGAGACTCGCCGGGATCGTCGAAATCTACGCCTTCGTACTCGTCTTCGAGTGCGTCGTCTGATGTCGGTTCGTAATTGATTGCCACTCTTTAACTCTCCAAACTCATCTGCCGTATTCGCAGCATCAGGCACGCAAGGATTTTCCCGTCCAATGTTGACCAGTCCTTAATCTCTCCGCTGCCCCGCACGAGCTTACATCCGGGGCGCGCCGTTCCGCCTGGAATCGTCACGCTGAAACGGCTCGTTGTCGGCATCGCCGCGAAAAGCGCGTTCTTGCTTGTTTCAATGTCGGACTTGGCAGCACCGATAATCACGATGTCAACGCCGATGTTTCGTCCGCGAAATCCGCCTTGTTTTGTGCCGACGCCATCAAGCCCTAGGTACGTGATGGGCATTTCCTCGTACTCTGGCGATGCTTCCCACGGAGGTAGCCCGTAAGGCGGAAGCGCCGTATAGACGCCCGCCGCTGGCGTCGTCACTCCGCCGTTGTAGGCGTGTTCAAGGGACTTGTAAGTTGTGCCGGCAATCGCGGTATCTGTCGCCACTAGTCACCAGTCCTTAGCGAGCCGCGCTTATTATGCAGTTGGGTGTATTCGGCATTGAAGCGTTTAACGTTCTGAGCGCGTAGGTACTGCTCGCCGGGGGTGCCCTGAGCCACCATTACCTTGTATGCCTCCGCACGTCCTGCCGGGGACATGTCAGCAACAGACGCCTCCTGTTCGCGCTGAGCACGCGCAAGATCGCCCATTCCTGCGGCTTTGTATGCCGCCTCGGTGTGCGCGATCAGCTTCGCCGACTCTTCCTTAAATTTTGCCTCCGCCTTTTCGTCGATGTCTTCAATGCGAGACGTTACGCCAATAGCGTCTGTAACCCCCTTTAAAGAGAAGCCCGCTACCGATGTGTTAAACAGGCGCGAATCTTGAACGAAATTATCGAAAGCGCCCAAGCCTTGAACCGCCTCGCGTTTGTATCCCCCTTGAAGCTTCTCCGACTTTTTCATCGTGGCTCTATCGCCGTTGAAGTCTTCCAGCGCGCGTAGAGATTCAAACGCGCTGTACTTCGCCTTGCTGCTACGCTCAATTCCCTTCATTCCTGCGTCGTACTCGTTGGCAGCAAACGCCAGTAGCGCTAACGGTGTTGCGGCACCGCCGATAAATCCGCCCTTGCCGCGCGCCAATCCCGATGCACTACGCAACGCCTCTGCAGCGCCTGCCGCGCCACCCTGCGACAAGCCGCTTGCAATACCGCCAACATCCCTAGCGTCATTAATTCCGCCTCGGATACCGCCGCCGAAATTGCCGCCGCGCGCTGTCTGTGTGGTGTTGAAAGACATCCCGCCACCGCCGCGTGACAATCCGCTAGGGCTGCCGCCCCTACCAGCGCGCAACTGGTCAACCTTGGCATAGGCTTCGTTCAGGCGCTTGAATTGCCGCTCAACATCGCCGCCCGTTTTGACGGCATCCTGCAGGTCTTTCTTAATTTGGCGTACTTCTGCCTTGGCAACCTTGATGCGCTGTTCCGTCGTCTCTACGCCGTCAAGCGTGACACGTAGGCCGATTGCGGGTGAACTGCCCATATCAATTCCCTTTCACCCGTTGCCCGAGGTCTGCTTTAATCAGTGACGTAAACTTTTCCTGTAAGGCCGCAATATCGCCCGGAAGAAACTCGAAGAAGTTTTTAACCGGAGCTTGCACGCGGATGGTTCCCGCGCTTACGGACTGCAGTCCTTTATCAACCTTGCTCTTGCGGTTGTCCGTAATCTGGCGCTTGAATATCGCCTTCTTCAACGTTCGTTTTGCGCGGTCGCCAAACTCGCCGGCTGCTTTCTTCCTGCGTCGCATTTCGCCTGTGGGCAAGTCGCGATAAAGCGAGCCAACCTTCTTGTTTAAGGGCTGATAAACCGCGCCGTATTTCTTGGCTGATGCGCTGGCGTACACGTTGCCCGGTTCCTTCGTCTCGCCTTTCTTCTTGTCGTACTTAATCCCCGCTGCATATTCGACACGAAAGCCAAACGGCCCCGCGATGATGATTGCCTTGCGCGCCACGGCGTCTTTCAGCTTGCCCGTCACTTCTCTAAATCCGCTGGCGTCGTATGAGTTCTCCAACGCTTTGCGAACGTCGGGAATCATGGCCTTGGCAGCCTTCTCCATAATCCTGAGCAAGACAGGCCGAGAAAACCTTGAGGCATACGCCGCTAACTGCCTGTCTACCGAATCGACAGCCGTCCGCGCTCCGTCCATCGCGGAAATCACTCGGTTTGCAGACAGCTTTTTCAGCTTCATCACGCTTGTTCCCGCACGTCTTCCCACTGCTCAAGGCTATGGAAACTCAGCTTCACCAGCGCGGCCACGTCCATTAAATCGGCGTCGTTTAGATGCTCGAATTGGCCGCTGCCGAGGCGACAGACGGCAAGTAAATAGCGCCGCACGTCGGGCTTTGCCTCTGCCTCTGGCGCTTCGTCCAGCCCCATTGCATTTAGACGAATCTTGGCGGCGGCGTAGGGGTCTTTACCTTCTTTGATTGCGGCCTGTGCAGCCTTGGCTAACTGGACTTCCAGCGGGTTCGCTTTAAAGCCGCCTTCGATGTGTTCGATTGTTTCAGTCGGCATTAGCTAATCGTCAAAGGGTCTGACGCCAAAGTGCCTTGGTAAATGAAGGGTTGCCGCCATCGGCTTCCCTCGGGATTGTCGCGGTCAAACTCTTTCGCGTATTCAAACGTGCGCATGTTCGCGAACGTGTAGGTGCGGTTTGTAGTGCCGTCCATTTTCTTCGTCACAATCACCAGCGAAGCCGCCGCGCCACCCACTGCCCAATTTGGCGCAACGAGGTATTCAACGACGACGATGTAGCGGCCTTTCTTGACGCCGTGGCATTCTTCGCCGATGACGCCTTCGCCTTGAATCGAAACGACATCCGCCGAGCGCCCGAACTGAAAGCCCGTGCACATGTCAATCGCGCTGCCGTAAGTGGCAGAAACGAGGAGAAGGTCTGCGCCGCATGGAGTTCCCATAGCTATTCCTTATTTAAAGCTCACCGTGTGAACTGTGCCGACGCTGAACTTCTTCGCCACGTCTGGACGCAGGTACATCGTTATCATGCTGGCTGCTGGATTCTGAACGAAAGCGCCGTCGGTTTTCGGCTCCTCGTCCACAACTCCAATCAACTGAACGTACACGCCATCCACAATGACGGCCATGTTCTGCACTTTGAACCGGATTGGCGTTTCCATTAGCACCCCTTGAAACTCATCGTTAAACGGTACTTCCCCACAATCGGATCCTGACTCGTGTCTAATTCCGGCTCTTCCACTTCCTGAACTTCCATTGGTGGTGCACAGTCGGAATAGTTGTCTTCGTTAACCAGCGCGGTAAGAACGCCCGTCGTTGGGTCGAAAAGCACGTCCTCAATTGCCGTAAAGGTGTAGTCGGCATTGGCGGCAAACCCGAACCAGAGTTCGCTATCAACCCTGAAATTCTTGTTCTTGTTCGTCATGTTGAACGCCGTCCGCGCCGGCCGAATGAACAAGCACGGGCCAGCCGTGACGGTGCCAGGTGCTGCCGTAGACGCCACATTCGCCGCCGTCTTGGGATAGCTAATCGTGGTGCTCGTGATTTGGGTAATTTCCTGAATGCCGTCAAAGGTTGCATCCGGCGTTGTCAGCGCAACCCGCACGCGCTGGCCGACGGCGAACTTATGCGAGGCAAAAGTGAGCGTGGCAACGTTACTGGTTAAAGCCTTGTGCGTTACCGTCGTGGTGCCAAGTGTGCGCAGAAACTCCTTTGTTGGGGCGAAATCGGCGAGGCCAAGCCAAGAAGTAACAACAGGACTGCCGCTGATTGCGTCAACAATCGTTTTTACGCGGCTCCGGGTTGTCGATTCTTTACTAGCCATTGTTCGTTGCCTGATCCCGCACGCCTATGATTTCATGCACTGCCAGCAATTCGTCTGAGTCGTCTTGCGCCTGCCGCACTAAATACCGCACTCCGTTGCACACAATCTGATGGTCAACATGCACGCCATTAGTCGGCGGAAATCCCGTCTGCCGTGGTATCTCAAACGTCCGCGAGCTAAATTCCGTCTCCATTCCAATCACTTCGCCATTTACGCGCGCGCCGGGCTTAGAGTCTGCGTAGAGCGTCGCCTCTGCTCCGGTTTCGTCGATGTAGGTAATGCTCTTCCCCAACGCCCGAAACAGCAGCTTGAACGCGTTCGCCGTCTGGTCCCTGACAACAGTGTTGACACTCATCCGCGCATTATCGGGATAACCCCGCTCCGTGCGTCCTTCGGTCCCTCGCGGCGCATGATTGCGTCCACCATGTGAAGCACTGGCACGTAGGTATGCAGCTTTTTCCGAATGTTCGCTTTGTGAGTCTCAACGTTGTAATTCAAGCCTGTAGTGCTTCCCGTTCCGGCCTGCTCCATGATGACGGGCGCATTACCTAGTGCGTCCCATTCGGCTACTAGGGCGGAAACTTTCACGAGCGATGCGACGTCCAATGCGGCAAGACGGGTGCTGATGTTCGTTTTTAACGTGCTGATGTCGTCGAGGGTTAAGACGGTTCCATAGCCGTTGGTAATCGACGCGGTATCAGCCCAGAAGGCATCCAGGATTTCAAAGCAGCTAAGGACCTCCGCACTCGTTAATGCCACTGCTCACCTCGTTCGTTCGCATCGTCACGCGGTTTATTGTTCTGTCCGCCGCGCATTACCTTCACTCCGCACACCAGACAGCGCATCGTTCCTGAAGGGTCACCCATTAAGCCGATAAACTTCCGCGTCTGTTTGCATGCAGGGCAATGAAACTGTTCTCGTTCTCGCGGCCAGGGTTTGCGCACTGTTCACGCCTTCCATGTCATCCGCGTCTCGCCATTCCTCGCTACCACAACCACAATCTGCCTGAGTCGCAGCATTCTCATCAGGGCTCTAAATTCTTTTTGCGCCTGTCGAGTTGCCTTGCTCCGCTTCTTCATCTGGTGCCGGACTTTGCGCGACTCATGCGAGTAGTCGGGGGAAAACTGGACATGGGCCTTAGCGCATCGTCCGGCCTATTTTCACTCGTATTCCACCACTGGTGGACAAGGGCCCGTCCCTCATGTTTTTTTGTTGTAGCCCTTGGGATAAACGTATTCGACGCGGACCAACCGGCCTTCCGGCGCAGTGTTCTTTCTGACGGAGTTCTCGGGAATCGCCTCTTTCTTCTTCGGCTTCTCTTCCTTCGGAACGGGCTTTGCCTTCTCGAAACGTTTCAATTCTTCCTTGAATCGCTTGGCAATTGCTTCGTGTTCCTTCTGCGCATTCAACTTCAACGCCTTAATGTCGCTCACGTCGATGGACAGCGACTTGCGGTTTTCGTTGTCTTTGTCCGTGCAGAAGTTCGTGCCTTTGGTGAAGTCTTCGGCGGCGAATGCAGCGCCGCACAGCGCCAGCAATAGAACGGAAAGCGTTTTCATAGGTTATCGTCTCCGCTATACGGTAAGTCGCGATGGCCGCTTACCGCTGCAACGCGCTCAAAGTCGTAATCAAAGTTGTAAGTGCTAGTATTGATGCCACTTGGCGTTAGCGGTTGCGTAGCGTAGTCCCGCGGAATCTCCCACATCGGCCTTGCGCGATACCATGTCGGCAATGGCTCCGGCAATGCTGGCGCGGGCGGGAAGTTGATAATCGTAGGCGTCTTCGCGCGCTCCTGAGCCAATTGCTGCTCAAGCTCGACGATGCGCTTTTCCATCTGCTCTTTCGACATTTCGTTTCCGCAATGAGGGCAGTTCACTTGGGTTTCTCCGTGTCAGTATCCGGCAACGCCCACCAGCCCTCCGGAATCACAATCTCGCCCGGGATTTCCTTCCCGTCCTTATCCAGCGCCCAAATCTTCGCCTTCACTGGCTCCCGCAGGCGCACCGGCTCCCCGTCCTGTATGTAAACGGTTCTTGTGTTCCCGCACCCTGTCAGCAAGACGACGCTTAAGAGCATCAGGGCGAGCAGCGCTATCTTCGGCAGTGTCAGGCGCATTTAAGAACTCCAGGACGATGGGCAACAGAATCGGCAGCAGTACTCCAAGCACCGCAAGGACGATTTCCATGCGTTACTCCGGTTTGGTGAATTTCAGTTCGTAGGCTTTCTTTGCAAAGTCGATGGCCGCGTCTTTCAAATCCATCACAGACGGCTCTTTGCCGTAAGTGTCTTTGAATCCTTGGCTGAAATGCTTCATGGCAAAGGCGAGCTTGCCTTCGCCAAAGACGTTGGACTTTTCAGCAGCCAGAAACGCCGCCGTAACCAGCCCTTCCCACCGCTCCGTGTCCCAACCCTGTTTAATCTGGAGCTTGCGGTACACGAACAGGATGATGGCCGCATAGAGAAGCAATGCCTGCTCACTCAGCGCCAGCTTTAGAAGCATCTCTTTCCAGTCCATAACGCCTCCTAGGGGTGCTTCGTTACTTCCAACTTCCACACCCGCTCTTTAAGTGAGTCGATTTCCTTCTTGTCTTCTTCGCGTTTCGCCACGATTGCAGCCGTCATCGCGATTAACGAATCCACCTTCGCACTCATGGATGCCGCCCACCATGTTGAGGCGACGAGGTAACCAGCCAGCAGGATTGCCAAGCCAAGCCGAATCGACGTGTTTTCAGTTATGCGCGCTACTGCGGAGCGTTCGCCGCTATCGCTTGCTTTGTCGCCCATTACATGCTCCGCTAGTTGTTAAGCCTGTGGAGATTCCTTGGAGTACTGCAGATAGGTTGTGCCACCCGCCTTGAAGGTGAATGACTTGCACGTAGGCGGCAATGGGCAGGTCTGTCCCGCCTTGATGGCGCGCCCGCCGCCGCCGACTGGCTGCGTTACAGAGCAGGTTGCCCCTTCAACGTTGATATAGGCGATTTCCGTGGCGTGTGTGTTCCGCAGATAGCCGCCAGCCGAAAGAATGGTGGCCGTGCGCTGCGTGCCATCTACTTCAAACTCGCTGCCACCATCAGAGAGCGTTACGTTTGCGCTAGCCATGACTCCCCCTGTTTAGAAGCCAGTGGACCAGATCCGATAACGAATCTTCACGCGCACAGCGTTGCCCGCGTCGCCGCCACCAAAATCCGTGCCGTTATTGGCGAGCACTACAGCGGCATTTTCAGCGACGGATTTCGCGGGTGCGTAATCAGCCACGCGCGTAGTAAACAGACAGTCGTCGGCAGTCGCGTCGAGAAAGCCGGTTGCTTCGCCCGTCAGAATGACGTTTGATTCTGAGGTGTAACACACGTCCAAGTCATCGCCGCCGCCTGCCGTATACGCTGCCGTGTAGTCGAAGAGAAACGTCACCGCTTCAACTTCGATAACCTTGCCAGCGCCTGGTGCGGAAATCAGCGTTTTAGGCGTATCGGCAAGGTCCAGTATTTCGGCGTTGGTGACAGACACTTCGATGTAGCGCGCCTGTCCATCGCCTGCGAGCGATGCGGAAAACGTCTTGGTGCCGGCGATAGTCTGGGAGCCTTCCGTCAGCACGAAAGATGCCGTGGCCTGTCCGCCGTCTGGAATCGTCAGCGTGGTGGCCTGTCCATGCGCAGCGTTGGTAATCGAAAGCGTGTCGTTGTTGGTGTTCGCCGTAGCGGTAATGGCAATCTTGCCCTTGGATGCAGTCGTCGGGAAGATGTCCAGCGTGCCCGCCGTGCCGGATGCGCCAGCGTCAATGTTCGTCGCGACTACGCCAGCGTCTTTCAGCAGCACGCCGTCAGCAGTCACGCCAGCCGCGCCAGTCGATTCAGCAATCACGTCGGCTTTAATGCCGTTGGTGCCAAAGTCCTGAGCCTCGCCGGTTGCGCCAGCCACGGAACCATCGGCGGTAAGGAAGCCCGAAGAAGCTGCAGAGAACGCGTCACCGTACCATGTCACGCCGTCACTCCACGCGTGGCCCGACTGGTCTTGGCCAATAGTGACGATGGTGGTTCCGCCTGCGTTCTTGATGACGAGATTTTCGGCGGCGTTGGCAGTGTTCTTGAAATAGAACGTTACGCCCTTGCTGATAACCACGTCGGGCAGGGTAACGTTGCGGTGTCCGCCGGCGGGGTCAAGCAACTGGACGAGCTTGCTGGACTTGTTCAGCGTGATGTTGCCGGTCAACTCCTGAACATTCGGAACGTTCATGTCGAAGCGCTTCCAGCCAATCCAGTACTGGTCGCCTTCGGAAACACCGCCCGACGCCGCAAAGAGGTTTGAGCAAAGCGCCAGCGTCAGCGCCGCCAGAAGTGCAAAGTGTTTCATGTGTTCGCGTCTCCGTTCAAGGTTCAATTTTGTCAGCGGCATTAAGCCAGCTTGAAATGCGGAATCGTCGCCTCGCCCTTGGCAGCGCCGGAGACGTGTTCGACAGGGCGAACCGAGTGAACCGAAACCCAATTGGCGGGTTTCTTTTCGTTCTTCTCGAAGTTCACCAGCAGATTCGCGGCGGGAGAGCGCACCGTTTTGGCCGCGCGTCCCTCGCCTACCTGCCGTTCCGTGGTGTACATCAGCACGCCCTTGTATTCCGTCAGTCGCACGAGCTTGCCATTCAGAGCAATGGCCTTATCAGCCGACTTCAATTTCGTCTGCAGTTCGGCCACGGCTTGAATCTGCTTTTCGAGGGGCAGCACGGCGATGGCCGCAAATTCCTTCTGCGGATCTTCGATGACAGGGATTTCCGCCAAAGCACCTTTGTTCGTCGGAACCGGGGAAATCTTGGCTTTGTATTCCTGTCCGTCGTTGTCCACGTAAATCGCATCTACATAGGGCAATGGCGTAACGGGGTCTGTTTCTTTTTCGCCAGGAATGCCGACAAAATATCGTCCGCCCTGCTGAAAGTCGGGATGTTGATCCTGCACAGGAGCCGGTTTCGCGACATCGGGCTCCGGCGCAGTGTTGTTGTCTTTCTTTGCCATGTTCGCGTTTTCCTTATGAAGGTTTTTGAGTCGAAGGCGGCGCGGTTCCATGATTGAAACCGCGCCCTTGAGTGGTTAGGCGAATGCTTCCGCATTGTGAATCAGTTCGGCCAGCAGCACTTCGCGGTGGTCGCTGTAAACGACGCTCCAGTTGGCCGAGGACAGCAACACGGCATCGGTCGGGTTCGCGCCACCCGCGCCGCTGTTATAGCCCATGCCCTTGATGCCAACCCAGTAGTCAACGTCACCACGGGCGCGCACCAGCACCTGTTCCTTGCTCGTGTCGAGGAAGGGCGGGTAGACGGTCATCGGCAGGGAGAAGCCAATCTTGATGGCTCCCGGTCCCATCGCGAGCAAGTGCGACTTGTTGAAGCCGGCGTCGGCAGTCGTCAGCGCCGCGCTATCGCGCATCACGATGTCCACGCCCAACGAACTCTTGATGATTCCTGACTGCGTGGCAACGTCGGCGATGCCCTGCACGCCAGCGCCGAGATATTCGTCAATCAAGTCCTGCATGGATTCCGAGCGACAGATGACGGCAGTCAGCTTCGAGCGACTGTCGCCCAATTTCGCCTTAATGGCGTTAATCAGGGTGCGGCTGAGGTTGGTGCGAACTGTGGCGGACCACGAGTCCTTGGTGTGCAGGGTGCTCGTCATGGCCGCGATGGCACCGCGAGCGGCATTCAGGATGGTTTCGATAACCATCGAGGCGGTGGCTTCGCCGAACTGCATGCCGATTTCGGCGCTCAGTTCTTCGTCGGACGCGCGGGAGAGACGGCCCGCGTCCAGCGAGCGCGACACGCTGCCGAGTTTCTTGTGCACCTTCACGGCCTTTTCGTCGCCGCTGGTCAGTTCCAGGTCGGTCACCGCCGAGACGCTGGTCAGGTCGCGCTTGGTGCCGAGTGAAGCGATGCGCTTAAAGACGGGCATGGAGAAATACTGCCCTTCGCTGGCGAAAACGGGGTCGTTCACCAGTTCAATCGGAGCGCCCGAGCCTTCGGGACCGATGAACTTCATGGCGTCCATGTTTTCGACGAACTTCTGACGCCCGTACCGCGCGGCAACTTCTGGAACAAACAGGTCTGATGCAAGTGTGTCGGCCATGATTGTGATTTCCTTTTGTCGTGCGGCTCATGGCCGCGCTTGGTTACTTTCGGTTTTTTGCCCGCGCTCTATCGTCTTCGATGCGCAGTTTTTCCATTCTTACGGGGTCGGCCTTCAGCGCTTTGGCGAACAACTTTGGATTCGCCATCAATTCGCCGTAGGTTGCCGTCCCAAAAATCTCGTCAGCACTTTGCGTCGTGGCTGCCTGCGTACCCGTCAAGCCTTCCGTCTTCGCTGCTGCTTTGGCTGGAACAAACTTCCCGCCCTCGTCCGTCTTCAGGAACGCGTCAATCCAGGTGGCGATTGGCGTCAGCGTTTCGCCTTCCCGATACATCACTTTTGCGTCTTCGGTTACTTCAATGTTCTCACCGTAGACAGCAGAGACGTACTTCTTGAAATGCTCCGTCATGTCGCCGGTCTTGCTGGCAGCAGCGGCAATAATGGCCGCGTTCTTTGCCTGTCCGAACACCACGGCCTGCATTTTCTTCAGGTCTTCGTGTTGGCGTTCAAGCGTCGGTGGCGCAATCGCAGGAGCGGATTCGGGGGGCTTTGCTGGCGGCGTCTTCGTCAGCTTTGCCACCGCGAAGCTCACCTGTTTTTGCAGGTCAGCAACGACGGTTTTCAGTTCTGCGATTTCTGGATTTGGGACACCGGCATTAGGCGCTGCCGGAGCGGGTGTTGCTGGTGTTGCGGGTGGGACAGGTGTAACACCGGGGCTTGGCGTGCCCGGAACGATTGGTTCTAACGACATTCAATTAACCCCCTGTTTTGGTTTCGCGCAACTCTGCGCACACCTCAGTACGTCCGATTTTCTTCAGGAATTTGAAATAGCGGTCCAGTCCCGCCATGACTTCCTCTTTCGCTTCGGCTGATAAAAAGTGTTCGCAATTGACGGAGTGGTGAACGTTCTTTTTCTGGCTGGACGAGGCGAGGCAATCGGTGCAAACGTATTTGATTTCGCCGTCGCCGCACAACATCCGAGTGACTTTCTCGCCGTTTTTGCGGGCTAGGTTTATGTGGGACATCATGCTCATGTCTTATTGACTTCCTTCGCGCAGTCGTCGCAGATAACGTATTCGTATTGGTAATTCAGTTGTTTATCTGTCCCGCATTTCGCGCAACTCAGGCGCTTTTGCATGCGTCTCTCAAAAAAAGTTTGAGCTTGCGTAGTGGTACTGCTCGTCAATCGCGATTCAATGAATCGCCCCTGATAGTCGTAGACGTAATACATCGGTGTCGGAGCCGCTGGACGAACGAATATCTGGATTGATTCTGTCGAAAAGCACGTCTGGCAAACGAGCCACGGATGGCGCTCTTGATTAGGCGTACCCTTGTCGAGTTCGATTCCGTCGTATGGTCCGCCGCTTAGTCTCATGCGTTTAATCTCGCCTCAGTACTTGCCAGTAGAATCGCCCGAGCTTGTGACTGTTTCCGACTCTATTTTCCTCTGAAAAGGTAAGTCTTTGATGCCTTGAATCCTTGAGTTTCAGTCCCCAGCCGAACAAGCGGAAATAGAACAGTCCGCGCTCGTAATGCGCGAAAAACCATGGGTGGCGAATCGGCGGAATATTGCTCATTCTTTTATTCTGTCCGTTAACTCGTCCATCAATTTGCCAATCTTCTCCGCCCGTTTCGTGTCGCCTGTCTCTACAAATCTCTGCCTAGTCAATGCCAGTTGCTGCAGCGCCAGCGGAATCTTCCCTACTTCCTCGTCTGCCCCCCCCACTGTCATTGTTGCGGGTTCGTCGCCGACGATTGCGGGCTCGTCGAAATTCGCGCCTCTCGATTCGTTATCAATCGCCGTGCGGGTTTCGCTGCTGGCGGAAGGTGTGAGCGAATTAGCCACGTCGGATAGTTGCTCGCGCAAGGCGGATTCGGGATAGCCTTTAATCTTTTGCGCCGTGACGAGGTGGCTAACCTTCTGGTCCAGCGTGAGAATGTCGCAATATTTCAGCCCGCGCACTTTTGGCTCTTCGTTGGAAATCTCTTTGCGGAAATCAGTGATTAACTGGATGGCTGCAATTAGCGCCGTGCGCAGTCCGGCGGCATAGGCCGTCAGCATGGCGCTTAACGGTTCACGGTCGATTGATTTCGCCTGGGCGGACTGGCGCGCGTTCTGCGTCTGCGTGCCTACCATGTTTAGCCCGATGGACTGAAATACCTCGTAGATGTTTTCTTTCTTGTTCTGCAGGTCTTTGAATAGCCATTCCGTTGCGCCCGATTGCGGGCCAACGAATTGCGCGGAGCCGCCTGGGCCCAAATCTAGCGCGCCCATAGAAACATCGGGTATCTGTGAAATCTGCTTATCTGACGAGATTGCGAGCACTTGGAAAGCAAGCCCGTTGAGATGCCATGTCAAAGAGGCGTCACGGTTGTAGGCCGCGAGAACGGAATCCTCCATGCGCTGCATTGCCCATAGTCCCTGATGAATCTTTAGCGGGATGACGGGCAGGCGCGGAAAGCCGTGGGGCTTGGGTTCCTTGCGAGTGACAACGGTATCTTGATTTGGCTTGTTGGTGTCGTTGTAAACGATTTCGTATTCGATGAACTCGGTTTCAGTTATGTACGTCCACAATTCCCGCGTCTTTGCGGCTTTGCCAATGGGCGAAGCGTACACAGCATCCTTGCGGTAAGTGCGGATCCACTTCAACTGCGGGCCGTCTTCGCGCCAGAAATCCACGTCGCGCGCGCACAAGACATGCAGCGTCGGGTTGTATCCGCCCTTGTCTTTCTGGTCAGTGCGGTTCTTTCCTTCCACGCCGGGAGCCTGCACGGCAATGAACGTGCGGAAGTGCTTCAGGTGGTCCAGTCCTGCATTGCGCAGCATGAGCGCAAGCGGGGTTCCCATGCCGTCAGCACTAGCATTCAAATCTTTCCAATACTGTTCGTTGCCGATGATTTCCGGCGCATCTTTGAACACGGCAGAAACGAAGAAATCCAGCACGCCGGCTACGAGATTTGGGTAGCGGCTTACACGCTTGCGCTCTTCCCAGCGCGACTGCATCCCATGAAACGCAGCCTTGGCGTCGTGCGCTACACCGACATTTTCCTTAGATGTGTCGATAGGCGCGGCGAGTTTCGCCTTTTCAAGCTGGCGCTGGTCCAGATAGTTTTCGATGTTCTTACGGAACTGCTCGCCACCACAGTAGAGGTCTTCATACTTTTCTAAGAGGTCGGGGCGGTAATCGGGGTGCTTGGCGGATATTTCGCCGTAGGTTACTTGAGACGGAAATTCCGATGGCTGCGATGTGCCAGCGCCCGCAGAGGATACTGTCGAATTTTCATTCGGCGCAGCCATCGGAATCTTTGAATCCGGGGGACTGCGAGACTTCGCACGGTGGAAAGTATTACAACGTATTACTTTCTTGTCAATAACAAAAACTTATGATAATGTGATTAACGATAGTTTTTCATTATGTGATGCAGAGCGGGTAGTTTCCTTTTAGTTTCCTTGGGGGAGGGGCAATGACCAAGAAATATCTTAAAGCTTACAATCGGTGTCTAAGAGTCGGCTCGTCAATGATTAGTGGTCCCGCTCGTGATTTTGTTGTTCAGGAGATTGCAATTTTAAAGTACTATCTCAATTCCATATCCTTTCGGATTACAACTCTTCCTGCGCACTTTTGCACACTCAATGTTGAAATTGACGGAATTGATTTAGGGCTAGGCGAAGACTCCCAATTTGTAGCGCCTTCCGACGATTGCTTCCATTCGCTTCACAACCGCGCATTAAAGCGTCTTCGTCGCCTTCGCGGGATATACGGCGCACGACAGGCGACAGCGGCCAAAAAACTTGACATGATAGAGCTAAACCGACTGGCGTCGCAGGTGCAGATTGATGATCTATTACGTGATAAGGCTAGACTGTCGCTCTTGTTCGAGGGGGCGCTCGCGTGAAGCCAAAAATCAAATTTCGCTCCTTTCAGAACCCTGACCACTTGCGCGGATTTCCCGAACTTGAGAGCCGCGAAGAGTTGTGCCGCATTCGTGATACGTTCGCCGCCGCTGCGCTTCAGGGTTTAATCTATTCCCTCAGTTCACACGAGCCTGACGAGGTGGCTAGTATCGCCTACGCGTTTGCGGACGGTATGATGCGCCAGCGCAAGCCGTCGCCTTCTGAAGCCTACCTCCGCGCCGAGGAACTGCGTCATGGCAAAAAAACCTAACATCACCGCACTTCCAAAGGTTCAAGGCGAAACTGATGCGCAATGGGCCGTGCGAATGCGCGCGCTGATGCGTCAGCAATTGGAAGATTCAGTCCGCACTGAGAAAGGCACCGCTCGTGCCTTAGCTTTGCGCCTATTGAAAGAAGTTCTTGCCGATACTCCCGCCCCCACTGCCGAAGTCACGACGGTTGCCTTCGATGTCGTCGGTGAAGCTGGGGACCAGTCCGCTTGATTGCCAAGTTCAAAGCCACTCGTCCACAAATCGAGATGATAGAGCACCCGGCCCACGTCAAGATTTGGGCCTGTGGGCGGCGCTGGGGCAAGACAATTTCGATGGCAATGGCGCTAACCATCGCGTCGCTGCGCTGGAACAACTGCACCGTCTGGTATGTCTCCCCTCGCTACGCCCGCTCGTTAAAAATGATGCGCATTATGAAGAAGTCGCCGGGGTTTAAAGACCTGGTGGCGAAAACCTCACTGCAGTTCCCGCCCCGCTTTGAAATGCGCAACGGTTCTGAAATATGCTTCATCTCGTCAGACCGCGAGGAAGAATTACGCGGTGAAGGCTTGCGGCTGATTTGCGTGGACGAGGCCGCGATTCAAACGAAACACCTGTTCTTTGACGTGCTCATGCCGATGACTGCGGATTCTGGCGGGACCATCATTGCCGGCTCAACATTCAACGGGCGGAACTGGTTTTATGATTTGGCTGAAAGCGGGAAGAAGGATGACCCGGACGTTAAGACGTGGATTTACCCCACATCCACAGGCTACGCCTTCAACGGCTCTCCGGAGAAGCGCGCCAATCTTGAGCGAGTAAAGCGCGTGACGCCGCCGATGGTTTGGAAACAGGAATACGATTGTGAACCACTGGCGATGGTTGACGCTGTTTTCCAATACGTTGACCAGTGCATTATTGACGACGCGCCGCTAACCGGCCCGCGCCCTGGTGGCCGCTACGTCTGCGCTCAGGACATCGGGCGAATCGTGGATCCGTCCGGTGTCGCCGTTATGGACTTGGATACGGGGCTTTTTGTGCATGCTGAATGCTACCCACTTGGCATGAAACACGAGGACCAGGCCGCGCGAACCAAGAGCACGGCGCGGTTTTGGAATAGCGCTCTAATCGTTTTAGACACCACGGGCGGCGCTTCCGGTGGACGCTCGGAAAGCAACATCAAGGAATACTCGAAAATCATTCCCAATTTCATGCCTGTGACGTTTTCGCAGGACACCAAGCGCAACATGGTGAACCGGCTCGCCCTTGATTTCGAGACACGGAAGGTTGCTATTCCGAAAGCGCTCACAGAACTGACTTCGCAATTGAAGCTCTATCGCTACCAGTACGGAGAGAAGGCCATTCAGCCGATATTCTTCGGTCGGCCTGACGACTTGGTAGCTGCTGCGCTGATGTGCGCGATGGCCCGCGAGAAACGATGGGCACCGATGCGGGAAGGCGGGAATTTGGGCGCGCTGATGTACTAAATCCCCCTATGAAAGACGCTCGAAAACCGACTCTTGTAAGTCGTGATTCTCATGCGGGATGCGGAAATAAAAAATCCAACACACACAATCGGAC